GTCGGGCCAGTCGCGCCTTGGATTCCTTGTGCTCCAGTTGCCCCAGTAGGGCCAGTTGGGCCAACATTTCCTTGAATACCTTGAGCGCCCTGGATGCCTTGCGGACCAGTCGGACCAACATTACCTTGAATGCCTTGTGCGCCGGTAGGACCGGTAGGACCAGCAACAGTCGATGCTGCGCCGGTAGGGCCGGTAGCTCCAACAGGACCAGTTGGGCCTGCCAAACCAACCGATTGAATGACAACGATTAGCTGATGGTTGCTGTTGAAGTTAGTCGTCCCAAGTCCACCTGAATTAACAAGCGTTACAGGAACTTGAACATAGCTGTTCGGCACAATCGTCGGCGTGCCATTGACCAACCATTTTTGATAGTTAGCAGAATTATTCTGATCTTGCAGAATGAATGTGTCGCCATTCTTAATAAAGGCCAAGAACACATCGATGTCTAGCCCGCCCTGCTCAAGATGACTGAGCGTGATAGTGGTGGCAGAAATCTGCGTGGCGTTATTCCAGTACAGATGTCCAGCAGTCGGAGTGCCGCTGGTCTGATTGGTGTCTGCTCGATACTGATAGAAGCTAGATGATTGACCATCTGCGCCCTGTGGTCCGGTGGGGCCAGTTGGGCCGGCCACAGTAGAAGCAGCACCAGTAGGCCCAGTGGCTCCAATGTTTCCGGTCGGGCCGGTAGGGCCAACATTGCCCTGAATGCCTTGATTGCCTTGAATGCCTTGTGGCCCAGTTGGGCCAACATTACCTTGGATGCCTTGAGCACCAGTAGGTCCGGTAGGGCCGGCAACAGTGGAAGGGGCACCAGTAGGTCCAGTCGGGCCTGTGTCACCAGTCGGGCCAGTTGCTCCAACAGGGCCAGTAGGTCCAGCATCACCTTGGATGCCTTGAATGCCCTGGATACCCTGGGGTCCAGTCGGGCCTACATTGCCTTGTATTCCTTGCGGGCCAGTGGGACCGGTTGATCCTGTAAGACCAATATCCCCAGTAGGCCCGGTTGGGCCGGCAGCGCCTGTATTACCTTGCGGTCCTTGAATACCTTGCGGGCCTGTGGGACCAATGTTGCCTTGCGAGCCTTGATCGCCAGTAGGACCGGTCGGGCCTACGTTTCCTTGATCACCAGTTGGACCAGTTGGCCCAGCAACGGTTGATGCTGCGCCCGTGGGACCAGTGGGGCCGGTTGGGCCGGTTGGCCCAATATCACCAGTAGGCCCGGTCGGGCCGATATTGCCTTGAATTCCTTGAGGGCCAGTTGGGCCAATTGGGCCTTGAATGCCCTGAATTCCTTGAACGCCTTGAGGGCCAGTAGGACCAATGTCGCCTTGATTGCCTTGAGGACCGGTAGGTCCAATGTTTCCGGTAGGCCCGGTCGGTCCAATATTGCCAGTAGGCCCGACATTACCTTGAGGACCAGTAGGTCCAATGTTCCCTGTGGGACCAGTCGGGCCAATACTGCCGGTAGGCCCGATGTTGCCAGTAGGTCCAGTAGGCCCAGCCGAACCAGTCGGGCCGGTAGCCCCAGAAACACTGCGATCAAGCCTGACGTTTACATCAGGTGTCGGGGTGACTTGAAGGTTGACATTGTTACCGTCTTGAACGACAACTTTAATATTGCTCATACCACCACCACACCGTCAGAACGCACCAAGAACAACAAGAAGATGATCGCGTCATCTTGCGGAGTTGTCCCGCTGGCAGGGAATGAAACCTTGATACGCCCAGAGAACCCCACGCAGTCCTGAGCATTGATTTCTAGCTCGGGGTCGCTGTTAATCAGTGACCAAGTGGAATCATCGATCACCAAGGTGCAAGTGCCAGCGGCGTCATTGCGGTTGGTCACCGTCAAGCTAACGGGAGTAGGGGTAGGGTTGTAGTCTGCAATGTCGAAGGTCAACCCGTTGCGGGTATCTACGATGTTGCTGACTTCTCGCCGCACAATCTGCGCGTCAATCGTGGCGCCCACAAGAGATAGGGGCAGGCCAGTGGCGCAGTTGCTAAACGAAAGATTCCAGTAGGTGCGCTGGTTCCAAACCAACTCACCGGCCAAAATGGGATTGTCGAATCCGCTTACCTGGGCAAGCGTATTCTTATTAAAGATCGCCATGCGATTCCCCTGCTCTCGGGTAGTGACGCTCCCCGCATTCTCGCGGGGCTACGGGATGGTGTCTTGTCTTGCCAAATTCTATTTAAGTCTAGCCTCTAAGTCAGCAACTTTTTGCGACAACTCTTGCACCGCTTTGATCAGCGGAGCAATGAATTCGCCATAGCGCAAACCCTGAAGACTGTCTGGATCGTCCTTGTTTGCCAAGGTCCATCCAGCAAAGCTATCTATTCCAAGCTCATCCAGAGTTGCCTTGACTTGCTGGGCGCTCAAGCCGTGGAAGGTACGCACGCCTTCCCGAGCCGGGACTTCTTCTTCCTGCCCGATGATGTTGCCTTCTTCGTCAACGACATTGTTGACAACCGCCGCCTGGGCCACCTTCCATTTGTATTGGATGGTTTGCAGCTTGTTGATGAAGTTCAGGCCAAGCGGATTGGCGCCAAGGATGTTCTTTTCCCGTTCGTCTGAGGTGTTGACTGACCCGCTGACCGCGTACACATCCACAAATCGGAAAGCCGCAGCGCCCAAGGTCATTGAGTTGTCTACCTCGGGGCGAAGAAACACATCTTCCACCCGAGCGCGGGCAGTTGCCTTGGTGCCAAGCAGGATAGCTTTAGGGTTGCCCGATCCTGCCGCGCCTGAGATTAGATAAAGCGCATCATTGCCGTCTGTGTAGATGTAAGCGCCAAGTCCACCAGTTGAGTTTTGCCACCTAAATTCATTGGCTTGTGGCATTTGAATGCCGGTGGTGTAGATGCCTCGGGAAACGCTATTTGTGGTTACAAAATAGCCGCCCCATGCGGTGCCTGCCCCGCTTGTCGAGTAGCCATAAACAGCCGCGCCAAATGCGGTAATTGCTTCAACGGCGCGGTCGGTCACGACATTCACCGTGATGCCGCGAGAATCGCCATTGCCTTGAATGGCAAGAGCAGGGCCACCTGACGATGGGCCACCGCCCGGAGGTGTGTAAATTGAGATGCCGCAGCCATTGGTTGCGGTGCGCGACATCCGAACCGTAATGCCGGTCTGATTGCTGTTGGCCTGCTCTACAAAGACAGCCGTGTTGGGATTGAATCCACTAGGGGCTGCGGGAGTCCAATTTCCTTGGAAAGTAGCTGTGCCGCCAATCGTCAGATTACTATTTCCGGTCAAGCTAAGTGCTGAACCATCCCAAAGCAAAGCCGCAGACGATGAGCCAATAGAAAACTTGTATGCGCTTCCGCTATAGCCAAGGAAGAAGCCGGTGCCGGTGTTGTAATCCGTCTGACCACCTTGAATCTTTCCAAGCGTGTTAATCGTAAGCGTGTTTTGAACTGTCAAAGCACCCGTGTTGACCGTGATAGCCGACAGCGTGCCGACCTTCAGGCTTGAGATGTAAGGAGTAGACCAAACCGTGTTGCCGGTTGTCGGATCGTAGATCCCGTCAGATTGATACAGAGAATCAGTGCTAGACGGATTGGGGTCTGACGCGCCCCAAGTCGCAGAGAACCCCCAGGTCGAAAGCGATTGGACACTGCTTGGGAATGATGCAGACCCGGTAGTGGTGATATTGCCTGCAACCGGCGCAGGATTGTTGGGCACACGTGCAAAGCAAATTCGCGCTGATGCCCCCGCTGTTCCTGATCCTGTTGGGCCGGTTGTGCCGGTCGGACCCGTAATGCCTGCATATCCCGCAGCAAGGATGCTCGCGGTTGTCCAATTGATCGTGCTAGTGGTCGCAGATTCTGCCTCTAGCAAATTGACAGTAGCCGCCCAAAGCGTGAAGCCCGCGCTTGGCGAAGTTGTGATCGATGTAGACCAACCAGAAGGCGCGGGGCTAATGTTGCCTGTTGACCATGTGTAGGTTGAAGTGCCGCTAATGGTCGGAATCGTCGCTGCCCATTGATACACGGTAGGCCGCGCAGTCTTAGAGCCATTGACCCCGTTGCTTGACGAAGCGACAACTTGGAACCCTGAAGCCCAACTGACTGTGGTTGTGGTCGCGGTTGCCGTATCAGTGACCGCTTTGGACGCAACCCACAAGTAAAGACCGGGAGTGCCGGGGTTGACCGGCAGAGTAGTTGACCAACCGCCCCCGCCGGTATAGCTGCCGTTAGTTCCAGTGGCCCATGTGAAAACTGAAGTGCCGGACGGGTTGGCCGGCGTGGTTGGCGACCATTGATACAAATACGCAATCGCTTGTTGCGTTCCATTAGCACCAGTAGGTCCACTGGTGCCAGTAGGTCCACTGGTGCCAGTAGGACCGCTAGTGCCAGTAGGTCCACTGCTACCTGTCGGGCCACTGGTTCCGGTCGGGCCAGTCGGCCCAGTTACAGCAGAAGGCGCCCAAACAAAAGCAGCGGAAGTCGATGAAAGCTGCGACACCGACACTTCGTTTTCTACATTAAAAGCGAAGTAGTAAGTGGCCGGCGCAAGATTGACGTTGGGGAATTTGAGCGAAATGCCAGGAGCAAATGCAGCAGCATTTGACGCAACCTCAGTGGCCCAGACTTTCCAATCCGAAGTTGTTGGGCTAACAGACGTTGTGTAGTAGAGGGTGACCTTGGTGACGCGAACGGTCGAAGGCAACTGGCAGACGACACTAAATGTCGGCGGCTGAATTGTCGGCGCCTGATCAGCGAATGTTGGGGCAGCAAGTGCCGGAAAGTAATAACCAGACTGAAGATTGCTGTTGGGCGCAGGAGTGAATTGAGTAATGCTGAAGTCGTCATAGACCTGAGCGTTGTACTCATTCATCTCAATCCGCGCACCGAGGTTGCCATCCGGCAAGCTGGTTTCATTGACCTTAAATACGCGGAACAGCTTGTTGGTCCAGCCGTAGGATGAGTTGGTCACGCTAACCACATCACCCGCGTTAACTTGAATGCCGGTGTATGCGGTGTTGAACGAAACAATCAGGTCTTCACGGGCTTGCTCAAGCACTCGATTGGCAATGTATGTTGCCTGAACCGAGTCATTAAGCATTGAAAAGTTGGTGGTGTACTTGTTGACCGGCTCATTGGGATACAGCAAGCCAGACGGTGTTTGTAGAAACACGGTGCTGGGCTTGTCTTTGTTGCCCTTCCAGGGGAATGACGCCTCAATCTGATTGACAGATTGTGTTAGATCAACCGCACTGACGCGGATTTCTCCAATGATGTTGGAGTCATCAAAGCTGAATGACGAAGACTCAGCCTTGTTGATGACGGGCGACCACTGGCCCGTTTCGGCTTGATACGAAAGCCAAGAGTCGCAAGCGGTCAGGATGTGATCAATGTTGTTGAGTACGGTTTCGCCCGTATCCAAAACACCATTGATACGATAACGCGCTTGAGTTGCCGAGCCGCCTCCGCTTGGCGTGTAGGTGATAGTCTGATCAGAGTAGGTGTCAAGATCAGTGCAAGCAGTCGTATCGACGTTTGCAAGTGGGATTGCGCCGCCATAAACAGTGCTGACCAGATAGTCGCGCAGCACAGACCCTGGATTTGCCACTCCAGTGCCGTTAAGCGAATGATTGAGCTTAAAAGTGATTGGCTGCAAGCCGGTTGTGCCAGCGTCAGTGTTGTACTTCAGATAAATGATGGCAAACGCCAGCCCATTCATCTGCCGACCAGACGCAGGCCAACGCAAGCCAGCAGGGATGTCAGAGCCGCCCATCGCTACGTTAGGCGCAGACCCCATCACGGTTGTGATGACTCCAGCATCTGTCGACGTGTAAAGATTGAAATACAGATAGTTGTTGATCTTGGTGTCTACATTGCCAGCACCATCAGTAAGCGAAGCAACGCGATTAGTGCCAGGGGCAAACGTGATCAGTCGGTCGCCGTAGTAAAACTGCGTTGTATCGAACGTGATTTGACCGTTTGGCGAAATGTGACTGATCGCCAAGACGTAGTACATCGCTTGGTTGTCGGTTGACAGCACGGCATCGACAAACGTGCCGCCCATCCACGCCTCACCATAGACAACCGGGATGCGGTTTTCCGAGCTTGGCGGGATTTGCTGCCGAACACCGTTGTCTTGCTGCTTGGGTGCCTTTGCACCAAACACCCGAGTGACGGCATAAGAAACGGCAAAGTTAACTGCCATTGCAAAGACTGGATACGCGGCCATAAGGCCCGTGACCAATCCATAAATTTGCGCCGCAGCAATGACAATTGATGATGGCATTTCTTATTCCTTACAAAACGTCGATTCGATCCTGCGGAAGCCTCGCGCTTCGAGGTCGATAGCGGGACTGTTTGCCATGAGCGATGCGGTGATTATTTCTGCTCTGCCGTCTTCAATCAATTCTTCAGCATGCTTTCTGAAAAAGACAAATAGCTTGCCGCCCACAGTCCCGTCCCGATGATCGGGATGAACCCACCATGCCAGTTCTTTGACTTCATTGACACCTGGACACCAAATATTTGGTGTGACGATAGCCGCCAACATTCCGCGTTTTTCGCTATCGATGCAAATGAAGCCGCGTCCAGCAATCAAACTAAACAAAAATTGTTTGACGTACTGACTGTTATGGTTGGCCGCTTGTCTTAGCTTATGGATGCTTGACTCTGCGGCATAGTGCCGCATCATCTCTACGCAATCATCTAGGTCGAACTTGTTTGCCAGTCTGATCACGATGGGATTTGTTCATCAGGGATGTTTACATCTCGCCCAGCACCGCCGCCGCCACC